AGTTCCTGAGCCAGCACGGCGCCAACGATGACGCGGTGGCCACCGCATTTGATGAAGTGGAGCCCCCGCGCGCCAACACGGAGGCCCCTGCAACCCCCGAAAACGATCAGGTAAACGAGGAATGCGAACCCATGCTAATGCCCAAGCAAGCGCTCATGCCAGCTACCCGCCGCCACTTCGGCGTGACCCGCGATCCGTTCGATGAGCTGCGCTCCGCCGAGGATATGTACCTCAGCCCGGACATCCGCTACATCCGCGAGGTCATGTACCAGGTCGCACGGCACGACGGCTTCCTGGCTGTGATCGGCGAGTCAGGCGCCGGCAAGAGCACCCTGCGCCGCGACCTGGTCAACCGTCTGGACGCTGAGAATGCGCCGGTGGTGGTCATCGAGCCCTATGTCCTGGGCATGGAGGACAACGACATCAAGGGCAAGACCCTGAAGTCGACCCATATTGCCGAGGCGATCATGGCGGCCGTATCGCCGCTGGATAAGCCCAAGAACAGCCCCGAGGCCCGCTTCGCCCAGGTGCACCAGACCCTGAAGAAGTCGCACGCCGCCGGCTTTCGCCATGTGCTGATCATCGAGGAGGCGCACAGCATCCCGATCGCCACCCTCAAGCACCTCAAACGCATGCGTGACCAGCTGGAGTCCGGCTTCAGCAAGCTGCTCTCCATCATTCTGATCGGCCAGCCGGAGCTGGCCACCAAGCTCTCGCCCAAGAACGGCGAGGTGCGCGAGGTCGTACAGCGCATTGAGATCGCTGAACTCCGCCCGGTACCGATGGCCGGGGTCGAAGAGCACCTGGACTTCCGCTTCAGCCGCATCGGCAAACCCTTGGCCCAGGTGATGGACGCCTCCGGCATCCAGGCGATCGTCAGTCGGCTTAGCGACAGCGGCCGCGATCGCTCCAGCCAGCTCTACCCACTGGCCATCGGCAACCTGGTGGTGGCCGCCATGAACCTCGCAGCCGAGCTGGGCGAGCCTTTGGTCACCGCCGACGTCGTGAAGGGGGTGTGAGATGCAGAACGTCATCCCGATCCGCCCGGAAGAACCCATCGCTGCTGCTCCGGCTCACGCCATGCCGCTCTGCAGCGTGCTGACCCCGGAGCTGGGCAAAGCCCTGGAGGCCGTCAACAGCCTCAGCCGCGTGCTGCGCGGCGCCGGTATCCAAATCGACGCGGAGGTGGTGCTCGACAGCACCATCTTCATCGCCGCCGACAGTTCCGACCGCCTCGCGGAGTTGTTCCGCAGCGAGTGGCGGAGCCCCAGCTGGACATCCGCTGGCGACAAGAACCGCAACATGGTGACTCTGCGCGGCGTCCGCGTCGTGTGGTTCACCCCGGCCAGGGGACAAGTCAAATGACCGAGCAGCCCGACACCGTCGAGGAACTCAATGCTGCGCTGCAGCAGGAATGCCAGCGCTACAACGTCCTGTACCTCAAGTACTCGCGTCTGGCTGCTTCGGTCCACCAGCTCACGACCGACATGGCGGTGATGTGTGAGGCCTACCTGGCTGGCGACAACAGCATGGTAGTCGCCAAGGTGCGGGGCTTTGCCGAGGCCTACCAGCGCAACACCAAGCCTACGGATGGGAGGGTTCACTGATGGGCGCCATGACCAAGTCGGCCCGTGTTCTGCGCCTTGAAGCGCTTCTGCGCGATGCCAAGCCGTACGTCGGCCGCTGCGCCAGCGCTGGCGCCCAGGAACTGAGCGCGGCCATCACCAGGTACTTCGCCGAGCGTCAGCTCTGCGCCAATTCGACCAAGGAGGAGGCCACTCATGGCTGAGAACCAACAACCCCAGGCCCTGCAGATTCCCGCCGGCTTCGTCATGAACGCTGCGGGCCACTTGGTGCCCGAGCACCAGGTGCGCGAGCACGACAAGCTGCGCGACCAGGTCGCGCTCGATTTGGCCACCATGGCCCTGGCTCTCAGCAAGGGCTTGGCGGAGTTCAAGACCAAGGCACTGGGGGATATCGACGACCTGATCGCCATTTCCAGCGCCAAGTACGGCGTAACCATCGGCGGCAAGAAGGGCAATGCCTCAATCACCACCTACGACGGCCGGTTCAAGATCGAGCGTGCCATGGCCGAGCGCATCTCCTTTACCGAGGAGATCCTCGCAGCCAAGGAACTGATCGACCAATGCATCCGCAAATGGAGCGAGGGAGCCGACCAGCACCTACGCGTGCTGGTCGACCGTGCTTTCCGTGCCAACCGCCAAGGTCAGATCAAGACAGGCGACGTGCTCAGCCTGCTGCGCGTTGAGATCGATGACCCGGACTGGAAGCGCGCCATGGAGGCCCTGAAGGATTCCATCCAGGTCAACGGCACCGCCGTGTACATCCGCGTCTATCAGCGCGTTGGCGACACCGACCGTTACGACCCCATCAACCTGAACATCGCGGCGGTGTGAAATGGATCAGGATCGCATCCTCGAAAAGATCAAGAAATGCCTGGAGATGGCCAAGGGCAAGGGCTCCAACCCGAACGAAGCCGAAATCGCGCTGCGCCAGGCCCACAAGCTGATGGAGGCCTACAACCTGGAGATGGGTGATGTGCTGGCCAGCATGGCCGGCGAGGCCAAGGTGGCTGCCGGCTCCGAGAGCGATCCGCCGGCATGGCGGGTACGCCTGGCCCATGTATGTGCCGAAGCCTTCGGCACACATTTCATCATCAGCGCCCCCTGGTTCGAGCACGCTTCGTTCATCTTCATCGGCTGCGGCGCGGCACCGGAGCTGGCCGGTTACGCCTACCAGGTGTTGGAGCGCCAAGTTCAGAAAGCTCGCCGCGACTACCTGGACACGCAAAAGCGTTGCAAGCGTTCCACCAAGGTCGCGCGCGGCGACGCCTTCGCACATGGCTGGATCGACGCGGTGTCGGCCAAGGTGGAGCAGTTTGCGGGCGTCGAGGACAACATCGCCGAGGCGATCCAGGCCTACATGGCGAAGAAGTACCCGAACCTGGGCCAGGCCAAGATGAAGCGCCGCAAGCTGAAGGCGCGCGATGAGGTGGCAGGTGACGCTGGGTACCGAGCTGGCAAATCCGCACAGCTCCACCACGCAGTCGGACACAAACCGACCGCGCGACTGACCTCGGGGGTGTGACATGGCAACCGATACCAGCATTGAAGTCACGGTTCGGCTTGACCACGCCGGCTACAAGACCGCCGCCGTCCAAGGCAAGCGCGCATCCTGCACCTACGACCCTCAGATCGCTGTCAGAAACCTCGCCGCGAAGCTGTTTCCCGGCTACCACACGACCGTAGAGCGGCTGCCGTTCACGCCCGTAAGTTCTATTCACAGCAAATGGCGTATCACGCCTGGGGAGGCCCGCCATGCCGCTACTCAATGACCAGGACTACCAGCGCTCGCTCAGCGAGGTGATCCAGGAGGCGGAGGATCTGCACCGGGACGAGTTCGACATGGTGCATGTGAGCCTGAACAACGGGCGCGAGTTGATCCTGGTGGCAATCGTTGCCGACTACCTGGATCCGATGGCCAAGGTGCTGGAAGCCATTCGCGAAATGCGGGAGGAGTCCTGAGATGGCCCTGGCCAAAGGCATCCTCAGCAAGGTCCATATTGCCCGGCAGCAGCTGGGGATGGATGACGAGAGCTATCGCAGCCTCCTGGGGCGTGTGGCGGGCGTTCGTTCCGCGAAGGATCTGACCGGCAAGCAAGCCGCTGCTGTCCTGCGTGAGTTCGAGCGCCTGGGCTGGAAGCCTAAGCCCAGCCAGAAAGCGGCAGGGAGGCCGCACAACTTCGCCACGATGCCTGAGCAGATCCGCAAGATCGAGGCGCAGCTCGCCGACATGAGCCTGTCCTGGTCCTATGCCGATGCAATCGCCCGTCAGATGTTCAAGGTCCAGCGTGTGGCCTGGCTGCGAAAGTCCGAGCAGCTGGACGCCATACTCACTGCACTCCACGTCGAGCAGGAGAAGCGCCTCGGTGTATCTGGTCCAGAGCGGGTGGCCAGTTTGGAACAGCTGCCGAAGGGGTGGGAGCGGCAACGTCCAATCCTCAAGGCCCTGGTGGACACCCTCCATGCTGCGCTCGATGAACGGGAGGGCGTCTGATGCAGCTCCAATGCCCGTGCTGCGGTGAGCAGTTCCCTTTCGAGGCTGGCTTTGCTGATGCGGACGGCAAGCGCCTCGCCGCCCAACTGGCCGGCGTCGAGCCGAAGCTGGGCCGGGCGGTGCTGAACTATCTGCGCCTGTTCAGTCCCGCCAAGCGCGGCCTGCGCATGGCCAAGGCCATCCGCCTGGTGGAGGAGCTGCTGGACCTGGTCAATGCCGGCCAGGTCCAGCGGGACGCTCGCACCAGCGACAGCAAGCCGGCTCCTTCAAGGGTGTGGGCCGCCGGCATCGAGCAGATGATTGCTACCCGCGAGCGCCTGCAGCTGCCGCTGGAGAACCACAACTACCTCCGCGCTGTGGTCTACGGCATCGCTTCGGATCCGGCCCAGGTGGCGGCCGCCGCGCCGGCCAAGCCGCCGCGTGCGGCTGCCACGGTGCAGCAGCTGCTCCAGGATGAAATCGGACGTATCGAGGCGGACCTGCGCCTCGGCCTTATAAATGAAGAGGAAGCAGAACGCCGCCGGACGGTGGCAAGGGGGGATGCATGACAACCGCGATGGCTGACAAGCGCCATGAAATGCTGAGCGACATCGCCGACCACGTCGCCAGGGTGATCCAGGAGCATGGCCTGGCGGTCGAAGTAGCTGAGCAGGCCGGCGCCGCTGTTGTCGATCACCTCTCCGCCACCTGGGCTGGATCCACCATCACCATTCCGAAGGACTACCGCTGGAAGGTGACCAAGCGGGATCTGGAGATCCTCTCGAAGTTCCGGGGGAACAACCACCACGCCCTAGCGGTTGAGTACGGCATGACCGAGAACGCTATCTATAAGCTGCTGAAGCGCGTCCAGGAGCGGAAGTTCCAGCGCGACCAGCAGCGCTTCGACTTCGGCGACATGCCGACCGCCTAACAAAAACGGCGTTGCCCACAAAGCAACGCCGTTTCAATCCCCGTCCCGTTATTTCCCGCCTTCCGCCACAATATCCCGCAATTATCTCGCTTTCCCTGTCTCTTCTTTCTCACACAGCCTCACCTGACCCACTCCCAGTCTGCGGATACCGCCCCCTCCCCCGCCCCTCTCCCAGAAGCGGAGCGGGGTGACTCGCGCCGGCAGGGGAGAAGTCATCCTGCTGCCCAAACCGATCCGAAACCAGGCGAAGACGATGACGCCGCGCGAAGTGCCCCGTCAGGACGCCGAGCGGAGTCGTCATGCAGGGGGACGAGCGGCATGGAGGCCACCGAAGTCGGTGGCCGCCTGGTTGAAACGCCCTCGACTCAGTTGCTGTCAGTCGCGAGGCTGGCCAGGTAACTGGCGATTGCCTTGCGGTCGTCCGGTGAGGCCGCACTGGCAATGGTTTTCATCACGCCAGTGGCCTCTACGCGCTTTCCACTTGCGAAGTTGTCCAGTTGCGCAAGGAGATAGTCGAACCCCTGGCCAGCCAGGCGCGGAAAACCTTCGTGGCCCAGCAATTGCGCCCCATGGCATGCGCCACATGCCCCGCTTTCCACAAGCGTCCTGCCCTTTTCGCGCAAGGAAGATTCGGGACTGAAGCTGGCGTTGTTTCCCGGACGTTGCTTGGCGAAGTAATCGGCAAGCGCCTTTATCTCCGCTTCGCTCAAGGTCATCGCCAGGGGAGTCATGTACGGATTGCTACGCGTTCCGCTGGCGAAATTCTGAAGCTGGGCCGTGATATAGGGAGCCGGTTGCCCGGCCAGACTTGGATACCGCTGATTCTGTGAATCCCCTTTGAAGCCATGGCAGGCGATGCAGACATCGGACAGGCGAGGCCATGGCCCCCCATCGAGTTCCGCTGCCTGGTTCGAGTTCTCGAAATGCTTCTGCAGCAGATAGAGCTCCCGACCATCGGGGCCCCATATGACCAGCAGGACGGCAACGATGCTGACGAACCCCAGCAGGATGACCTTCTTCATGCGGGCCTCCCGACATGGCGCAGCGCGTTGAGAACCTGCAGGGCACTCCGATGCCCCGAACGCACAGCACCATCCATGTACCCTGCCCAGATATCGGCCGTCTCGGTGCCGGACCAGATCAGGTTGCCGCAGGGTGGACGCAGGGCCTTGCCGTGCTCGCTCCAGAATCCAGGCGGGATTGCCGAGACGCAGGTGATCGTCCAGGGATCGTCCTGCCCCCAATCGTGATCGTAGTAAGCCAGAGGTGACAAAGCCTCTTCGCCCAGTGCCTGGGCATAGATCTCGACCTGGGCCCGCTCAGCCTGGCCAGGGTCCGATGGCAGCACCGCGCTTCGAACGAAGGCATTGATGACACCGATTTCCCCATTCGGCGGCGAGTTGTCGTAAGCCCAGATCACGGGCCCTCCGATTTGCGCGATATGACCATTCAACCCCTTCTCTCGCCAGAACGGCCGGGCGTACACCATCGCCGTTTTTCTCATCGGGGAATGTCCAGGCCAGGCGCGCTGAAGAGCCGCTCGTGCCGCCGGAAGCTGCGGAGCGAACTCGATCTGCTGGCACAGGGCGGGATGTATGGCCATGATCACTTTTCGCGCTCGCACCTCACCGCTGTCGGTCCGCAGGGTCACGACCTCCTTGTCCCAGTTTTCAATCTGGCGGACCGGACTGGAAAGCCTGACCTTTTCGCCAAGCTGCTCCGCCATCCTGGTGCTCAGTAGCTGAGATCCGCCAATGAAGCGGATCTCCTGGGCGCTGTGCTCCATCGAGTCGAGTTGCGAGTATTCGCAGTTCGCGGAATTGATCATGGAAAGGAAGTGCAGCAGCCCCATCTTGGCGGGCATGACGCCCCCCGATATCAGAACCCCGCCCTCGAGACTCAACTTCTTCTCGAAATCCACATCCTGATCAGCCAGCCAGTCCCCCACGGACATCCTGTCCAGCTCGGCGACCCGAGGAGACTCCCATGGGGCTCCCGATGGAACATCACGAGAGAGCTCGCTCAGCTTTGCCGCGACAGCCTCGTCAGCGCCGAGCGTGCCCTTCAGGTCCATGGCCATTCGGCCGCCGCCCCCCAGGAAGACCGAGTCACCCTGGTAGTAGGACGGAAAGGTTCCCACCCCCAACTCCCGGGCAAGATCCGCCACCGCAGTCTGACCGGGACCGATCCATTGCCCGCCGGCCTCGGATATGTGGCCATTCCCCAGATCATGATTGAGGGTGCGCCCGCCCACGCGGTTGCGCGCTTCGATGACCAGAAAGGACTCACAGCCCGCCTTGAACAGACTGCGGGCGGCCGTCAGGCCAGCCAGACCGGCACCGACTATGACGACATCAAGGACGTCGTCATCCGAGTCGGCCTTTGCCCACCCAGGCTTCAGCCCGATTCCACCAAGAGCGATCGAGGCCCCAGCGAACTGGAGCAACTTCCGGCGGGGAATATCAACGGTTCCCCCCGCGACAGGCTTATTCATGATTTTCTCCCCAGAGCCGCCGGCCTATGAATTGAGACACAGTCAGACCGCCCTCTCCTGCGGAGCAGGAAGCGGATATTGCCGATCTGTAGCTCGCTCATACCCTGGCCCACTTCGGTCTATTGGATTTAAAGAGTTCCAATCCTGTACACGCCAAATCCTTGGATGTACGACATAGAAGCGCACCCTCCATTCAGGCAGGTTCGTGGTTATCGATCATGCGCTTGGAAGAACACCGTCAACTGACCGGGACAGCCCTGGGGTGCCCTCTGAACAAACGGCTAAAAGTGAAGGGTTTCTTCGATCGCCAATACGACAAACGCGCTATAGGGAGTGCGCCCTGATAGGCAAGCTACTCAAAGCAGGAAAAGTGCGCTTGCCAGCTCATGACAAATCATTGACATGCGAT